GAATATCGGGCCAATCTTCCCGATCCCAAATCATGCTTAGCCTGCGATTAGCAAAATCGCGAATGGCTGCAAAAGACTTGTCATTTAGCGTGTTTCTATCAAGGCCAATAAGCTGGCATGACTCTGCTAGAACTGCGCTAAATGGAACTGTCTTCATTTGCTAGGTGGCACCCAACCAACGTGAATCTCTTTTGTGCCGCCACTATTCACCCTGCACTCTGGATTGTCACGCAGAAACTCGTCCATGAATGCCTTGTCGCTCCAGCATCCATATCCAAGCTTTTGGCCCCAAAAGTGGTAAGCCGTTGCCGGTATCGTTGCAATCTTTTGACCAAGTCCTTCTACAGACTTATGTCTTTCAGCATTGAATCGAGCATTGGATTGAGCGGCAGCCTTAGCTTCAACTTGATTGCGTAACCAGCCGCGGCGCAATTCTGTCTCAAGTTCTCCAACGAGGTTTTCTGGAATGCTGATCATACGCGAGCAATAAAAGTAGTTCCGGGTTCGGGAATGCGGGGCAGTCGGCCCTGGGCGTCATAAATGCCACTGTAGGGGCTGATCTTGTCTGACGGCATCGCTGACCCATCTGTGCCCTCAGGCCCGCTGCTGGCAGGCTTTCTGTTCGCTAGGGCCACCAAGTTTGCCGGCGCCTGCACGCCAATGTATCGTTGAATCAGTTCTGGTATTACCGGAATCGGAAGTACAGTCATAAAAGTGGTGGGTGGTAGTGGACTCGAACCAATGATGCCCGAAGGCGGGAGATTTACAGTCTCCTGCAATAGCCGCTATGCGAACCACCCAATGAAATTGGTTGCAAGGGCAGGAATCGAACCTGCGGCCTCCAGCTTATGAGACTGGCGAGCTGCCACTGCTCTACCTCGCTTTTGAAAAACGTGCCGGTACTCTCCCGGCTGTCACACCACTGCGGCGACTGAGTAACCCAGTCCGTGCGCGGCGGCATGCAGCCACCGGCAGGTGTCGCTTCTTTATTTGTGCCCAAGGTTCGCAGCCTGTCTTCAGACAAGACTGCTACAGGCCCTTCGCTTGCACAAAAGTGTCTCCGTCTCTCCGGAGTGTCGCACCACTTTTGGCCCCGATAAGGTCGAAGCCACGCAGGTGTCGCGGAAGTCAACTAAGCGGCGTTGTAGTTGAACTTGCCAAGGCCCAGCGGGTTGCCCACAACCAGACCAGCGACAGCTTCAACCAAGCGGCCGGGACCACCACCATTGTCGGTGAGCGGAGTGACCTGAGCGACATTACCGCCATAGCGGATTTCGATCAAGTTCATATCCAGCACCAAGCCACGGAACGGAGTGGGCGTGTAGGACGTGCCAGACACGGTTCCGATGAACGTGGTGGGGTGGAGGCGGACCGTTCCGAAGTCACCTTGGAACACATCCAGACTCTGGATGTAGGTGTCTGCGGCAGCGTCACGCTGGAATGTCTGAACCTTGGTGGCGCCAGCTGCCAGAGGAGCGGCCTGAGTGCCAGCCACAGTCGTCAGGGAAGTGGTCCCCAACAGGCCGGTGAAGGCGCGCTTCAGATCCGTCCCAACGATGCAATCAAACGAGGTGTAGTGGCCGGTCTGGTCGAAGATCGACTTGAGCAAGCCCTGCACAACGGCGTCCGTCAACGAGGTTCCAAGAGCGGATCCAGTTCCGATGATCGAGGTAGAAGGCGTCTGGAAGATCGAGGGAATGCCTCCTGGAGTCGGAGTTCCAGCCCCGCCGGTAGCGATCCATGTCTGGGCGCCGGCCGTGCGGTACGGAGTTGTCTGATTCCCGCTATCTGCCTGGGCCACCTGATCAGACACCATGGTCACTTCCATGTCGCGCTTGATCCCAGTGATGGCCTTGGCCACGTTGTCTGCCAGCTCGTCACGCACACCAGCAACATCAGCGATGTCCTGAGTGAGCTTGGACACGCGGACTGCGCGGCGGAAGATCTGGGCGTAGTTGGCCAGCTCAGCACGGTAGTTGACAACGTAGTTATCAACGCCAGTGGAGAGGTTCACGTCAACGCCGTCAGGAGTGCCGCCAACCTGAGGAGCCGGAAGGCTGTCAGACTGCCATCGGAAGTACATGTTGCCAGGCTTGGAGCCTTTCTTGGCCATGGACGTAAACGGCGTGTCCTTGGCGTCAACCAAGGCAATCATGTCCATGAGATCTTCGCGCTTGCCGCGACCGGAGAGATTGGGTTCGAGTAGAGTTGCCATATCAAAAAAAATACTGCGGTTGTTGTTGGGGGCTAAACAAAGCCCATGTTTTTTACCAAATCGCTTAGTCCGTCACGATCTCCTCCGCTTCTGGCAAATTGCTGTTTTGCCTTCTGGGTGGACTGCTGATGTGAACTGGTTGGTGGAGCCTGTCTGACTCCCGGTTGGGGAGGAGCCTTTTTGATAGGCGCCTGCGTTGTCTTTTTGGATTTCAGATCCGTGTAGGCCTTCAGTCCCAAAACAACAATGCCGGCAACATGCTTGAAGTCAGCTCTGCGCTTTTTAAGCTCTGGAAATTCACGCAAAATCTGCTGTGCGGCCTGATACTCTTCAGTTTCTGGTTTTCCCCACCAAGGAAAATCCTGAACAATTCCATAATCTAATTGAGCCTGTTTTTGCAGGTAATTAAATCTGGCAGGAAGTTCAATTTCCTTGATCCTGAGTGCCCTCATTTTGATGTCAAGAATGTCTTCATCAGACAGATCAACGCCATTGAGCGTTGCCCCGTTCCGATTCTGCTCGCACCAAAGAATGGCATTCACGGCCCTGCTGTACTCTTCGTTCACCTGCTCAAGGCTACTCAAAGATTCAACTTCTCCAGAAACCTCTGGTTCGGACTGAGGGGTAGCCTGCCTTGCGGAGGCCAGCTCTCTTTCCATTTCAGCCAAACGCTGTCTTTGCGCTTCTAACTCAGCTTGAGCGGCCTTCTTTGCAGCAACCAACTTGTTGATGCGCTTCTGGACACCCCTGCTTAAATTGCTTTCATCACCATCGTGACCTTCAGGTTCATCAATGCCGCTTTCGTCTGTCTCAGACAAATCAGCATCTGTAACCTGCTCCTGTGAGGCCGGAGCGTCCCCTTGCTCGTCAAGGAAGTTGGATTTCAAGAGAGCACTTAGATCCCTCTCATCCAAAAGACCGAGCTTATCAACAACGGGAGATTCTGCTGCCTCCTGATTCCCGGCATCAGGCTGTACTTCGCTTTCATTCATGCGGTTAAGGTCGCAAGTTCCTTTAATTACAATCCAGTAACGCTGGAAGGCCCGTTGATGGCGTTATGCCAAATCTTTCTCTTCAGTCAAGCCATTAAGTTTTAATGCTTCATTTCTTAATGTTAAAAGTGTTGAATAAACCAAGTTCACTCCATCGGCTTGGCCGCAAGCGTGGATACGATCTTCGCCTTTTACGTTATTGCTAACAGCATTAAGCCAAAGGCTTTCCTGCATCTGCTGGATCGTTTCAATTACTTGATCCCAAACGTGGTTTTTGCCACCCCAACCGAATGCAAGTCGTTCTTTTTCGGTCATTGTTGTTGAATGGGTGATACTCCAATCCTTCCAATCTGAGCGTTCTGTTTCTGCATCACGCTCATTTTAAGGTTCTTGATGTAGTTCTGGAACAGCTGCTGAAAGTTCTCATCAGACTGCAATGCGGCCTGAGCCTTTGGATTGCTCTGAATGACCTGCTGCGAGTATTGCAGCTTGGCCTGAGCGGTCGGATCGTTTTCCTGATACGATGCCTCGTTGCCCAAGAGCATCATAGCAATGTCTGTCTGAACGTCTTTGAACAGCTTCTGAGAGGCCTGCTGCTCTGTCATAATCAGTTCGGCAGACATCTCCGGAGCAATGGCCTGAATCATCATCTCTGTGAGCCGATTGGAGTTTAAGACGCCGCCAGAGTCCATCTGCTTGATGCTCTTCAAATACTCAATCTTCTGAGTGATGTATTCCTTGTCTAAATTCATCACATCAAACCTGATGTTGAAGTCGAACTCGTTGTGGATCTCAGACAAGTTCTGCGGCAACTGGCCTCCGGTGATGCGCTGGATTTCTCCTGGAGCCATGTACTGGCAGCAAAGGGCAAACATCTGTCGGAAGACAGATCTCCACGACAGCAGCCATGTGTTCACCAGTGCCTGCTGAAGCATCTGGGTTACCTGTGGGGCGACAAACTGATTGGTGGTCCCAAAGTAGGCCGCGTGTTGCTGTTCCACCCTTTTGATGAGGTCGAACGCCAGATTGGGCGGCCGCGCCGGCGGATCCATGAACGTGTAGTCGTTGGCGTTGGTAACCGGAAGTTGCACGCCCGGACCCACCTTGTTCATGGCGCCAATGCGCTTCACCACGCGGATTGGAGGAAGCGTTGAAAACGCGGTGCTGTCCCGAATCGAGTCATGCTGAGCCTTGATTTCGTCCTGATCCGTGCTGGAAAGCTCCGGGATGCCTCGAGTGTCTGTGATTGCCCGGCGAATCTGCTCTCGGCGGAACTCTACGAAAGGATATTCGCCATGGGCGTAGTCCAAACGCTCATGGATGGCCCAAGAGTCCCCGTCAGACTGCCGATTCGAGGCCGCTTGGGGACAGATAACGGTGTAGAAGATGGCTGGGGCGTCCCCATCAAGACTCTTGGTGTAGCAGTACACCACTTCCACCATATTCATGTAGTTCACCCCGTTGTAGACCATCATGGTGGTGGTCGGAAGCAGGTTGATGTTGTAGTAGGAGCTGGATTTACCCAGCTGCTGCAAGGCCCGCTCCACCCAGTCCGGATTCCAGCCCTCAGTCGTGATTTTTTCACGCAATTCCACCTCAGACATCCATGTCCGGCGGAAAATCACGCGGGAACGCTGCAAATCTGCGGTTTCAGGAGGGAAGATGATCTCGTCCCAAGGCTTCAGTGCGACAATTTCAGGCAGGTTCTTGCTGACGTACTCCTCGTCTCTGGTTGTCTGACCTTTCTCAGCCAGCTCGCGGATCATGCGCTTGGCATCGGAGTTCTTCAGATCCGGCATGACGGCCTGAAAAATCCCAATGGCCTCCTCGGACTGATCCATGATCATCTGCGGCAGGGCTGCCAGTGTCTCACTACCAGATTGCTCAGCCATCTGGAGGATCTCCTGCATGTACACAGGTTGCTTCCGGACGCTGATGTTCTGCTGCCAGCCCACAAAGAAGGCACTCCATCCGTATTGAAGGGCGTACTGGGCGCCAAGTGTGGCCTCCTTGTACAGCTGTTGAGGCATCTTGCAGTCCCGGATCCAGCGCAGAAGTGTGGTGGCAACCTGAGACTGCTCAACGTGCGTCATGTTCACGCCATCGGCCCGAATCTCAGCCTTCTGGAAAGCCGAAACCAGCAGGGAAGTCAGTTCGTTACAGGTAGCGTCAATCAGACGGGCACGAACATCAGAGGCCCCCTCAAATGGCCAAGCAGGATCTCCTTCCGAACGGTTTTCAGAGTGCTTCTTGCCATCATCTGTCTGACCGGGCCACCGACAAAACCGAATGTTGTCAAACTTGGTAACAAGATTTCCCTGAGATGAGTTGATCATCGAGCGGTTGTATTCGCTCAAAAGCTCGCCAACATGCGGCTCCTTGGAGGCAATGGCCAAAACATCAGTGTTGTAATCGAGCATAATGTATGGAAATCCTTGGCATCAATAGCTGCCACATTTTGATAGTTTGTCCCATTGTTTTTTCCATATGGGATTACTGGTGTGCATTGGGTGCATCGCTACAAGGTAACCCAAGGCATCAATAGGATCTTTCGATGCACCTTTCTGGCCATCTTGTCCAGTCCATTCACGCAGGGACCAAATCAAGTTTTGGCAACTTTCATGCACCATTAAGCGTGGATGATTTATTTTAACGTCCAATGGCATCTCTCTGTCAAAGCACAGCAGGTCGTTGATGATCATCACACGCTCTTCAACAGGGACGCCAGCGGCCGGGATGAAATACAGAGGGTTGTCTGCATCATGAAGCATATCCAGCAGGGTTATGCCTCCTTCCTTGCTGATCGTCTCTGTACCGGCAGACCTTGGGTCGATGTAGCGTTCGGCGATGTCTTCCGATTTGTCTTTGTCTGTCTCCAAGGACCAGATCAGGTTTGTGTACTCGTTGATGCCTCTGCCAGCTCCGGACCTCTGTGCCGGACCGGGTTTACCGTCCGCCTTCTCAGAGGGCAATGCCCACTCTCCGTATGAAGGATCAGGCCACTCCCGGTAAATCCAGACAGTCTCGTACTCATCTACTCTGGCCCAGAGCATGAACCAGTTACGGGCGCCGGCCGGATCCGCAACCATGTAGTTTGTGCCAGACGGACAGAGTTCCGTAACAGGCTGCGAAAAAATGTTTTGCTCCCCAAACATCGGGAACTGAGATCCGGCTGTCTGATCCGCCCAACCATAGGCCCGGATCTTGATGTCATGCGAGCTGCGTCCCTTGAGCGTCTGTTTCATGCGCTCCCAGTTGTTGTATGGGTTCAGTTTCGAGTGAAACCAGATGCAGCCGTGCTTTCCGTAGACACCCTCTGCCATGTAGGGCATGTGCCCCTTGGGGACAGCCAAGACATTGTTCTCCGGCAGCAATTCGGACTCCTTCCACTGTGTGATCTTGGCCGTGGTGATGAACTCTTTGACGACTTGCGTGTAGCCAAGGATCGGAGTGAAGGTGACGATCAGCTTCCCGTTCCGGGTGACCAGACGATAGCGGAGTGTCTCGAGCCAGTCCTGCGGCACCAACTCATCGCACCAGACAACATCGACTTCACCACCTTCCACCACCTTGATGTCCTGTGCGTAGTTCAGGAACCAGATCTGATTCTTCATGTACACGGCCGTGTTGTCTGAAAAGCCATTCTTCTGAGTCCATGCCACCTGAATCTGTGCGCTGCGCTTGGCCTCCTTCAGCTCCCTTGGGAGATACTTGTGAAAGACATTCTGCTGCATCGAAACGCTCGTCATGTGCGTGGTGTGCAGGCACCAGATGTTCAGCCCACGTTTTGCGGATCGCTCCTTCAACCAAGCCGGCATCGTTCCGGCCAGATCCATTCCCACAAAAGCCTGGGCCACCCTCTTCGCTGCGTACTCTGTCTTTCCTGCACGATTTCCTCCCAAAATAAGGATCTCATTTTTGGTATCAAGAATGCTGTCAGCATCCGGCCAGGCCATCAACTCGTTCCCGTAGCGGTAAGGATCTTCCTGTTCTGCCCGGATCCGCTGCTCCCTTGCCAAGAACATCCGCATGACCTCCTGTGGCCCCACATTTTCAATCATGCGCACCCTCTGTTCCTCGTTTGGACAGGGGATGATCGGATGCTCCGCCATAGGAAACCTAAGCAGCTTTTCCACAAGCTTTTCCCTCTGACTCGGAGACAGGTGATTTTCTTCTGTTGGCGTTGACATTTTTTGAGATTCTGAGATGTTTCCTGTGCAGGCCAATAACCTGCCGCGTACCTACTGGCCAACCTGAAAGATTGGAGCCACTAGCGAATACATGGTTCCGGGTGTACCTCCTGACCCGGATTAAAAATCACAGGCCTCGCGCCTCTGAGTACTACACAGTCGCCCGCGATAGAGGCAATGCTAGGCTGATCGGGTAGCCATGGGCTGAGACTGTGAACGCGATGCGATAGGGCGACTTTTATACGGAAGTCTCTGTGCTTGCTTGAGTACTCCCCCAATTCTAGGCGGCCAACGCTCAGTCTTGGGGGTACTCTGCTCAGCTCCAAAGCTCCTATTGCCGGAAGTGGTTAAGCCACAGAAGCTGCTGTGGCTATCATGCCGGCTTTCCCAAGAACGATAGTACCATCTGATACCAGAATCAGCTGGCCAGTCTTCAGGCCATTACCCTTCAGCCCGCAGAAAACTCGGCCGCAAACGTCCGTATCCACAAATCTTGGGTTTGGATACTTGCGAGTAATCTTCGCAACCATTGGTGTGCTGGCGCACTCTGGCGCCTTCACCGGGACCACTGTCTGGCTCCCTGTCTCAGGCTGCACCTCCTCAGGCTGCTGCTTGTGCTCCACCAAGCTCGGATCCACTACATCCGCAACCTCACCCAGAAATCCCTTCCGGAAGACAACCTTGAAGCCAAAGCGATTCCTCCTGCGCACGAAATCGGTACCTTCTTTGTACCTTTCCAATGCATAATTTGCTCCATCTCTTTCTTTCACCCATTTCTCGCTAATTGTAAATACGTCTCCCATATGTGTTCAAAAACCTTACACATTCCTACGGACACCACAACAACAGAAAATGGCGCCCAAAATTCACAAGAATCTTGGCACATTTAGCTGCAAACTAATCCGCGCTTCCGAAACGGGGCAAGCTCACAACCTGTTGTGGGGCAAAAGCCCGCGCCACTTTTCCATACTGCCAAGGCACTGTAGCCAAAGGGGCGCCTTGTGGCATTAAAAAATTTTCAGGTGGGGGGATGCCTAGGCCTAGAACTTCCCCCCGGACGCTTGGCCGCCCCCACCCCTACTATTCCGATCGGTTTAGTCAGGATTGCCCTTTCTACAGAGTAAAAGCGGCCAAAAAGACAAGCCGGAGACAACCGGAACGGCCTTTTCCGGCCTATGGAGCCTTTGGCCGGCCTTCGGAGCCGGGGAAGGGAAGCCGGCCGCTTGTCTGACAAGCCGGAGACAAGCCGGGAAGGAGCGGAGCCGGAGCGGGGAAGGCCGGGAGGAGCGGTCATTGCACAAAGCCGGGAGCCGATCGGGGAAACGGATTCCCCAGAACCTAGCCTTTGCCTTGAACCCCGAAGCTTGTCTCCGGGAGCCAAAGACAACCGGGGAGCCGGGGAGCCGGGGAGCCTATTCCCGGCCGTTGTCTTTTCCTTCCCGGCCGTTGTCCCGGCCTTGCCATGCTCCCGGCCTTTGCTGGCCTTCCGGGAGCCTCCGGGAGCCGGCTTCGAAGCGGCCGGCGCCGGGAGCCTTCCCGGTTGTCTGAAAAGAAGTGAAGAAAAGAGACAACAAAGGCTTGTGTCTTTTGCTTGTGTCTTTTACTTTGGGTTCTCGGTCGTCTTTCACAACGGAAGCCGGCCGGCCTTAAACTAAACAAAGAAAGATAGTTATATGTACAACCGAAACGAAACCCTCTCCGGCGCCGAAGCACGTTCTTTTCTCCGGAACTGGCTCCGGGAAGCCGGCGTAGCGTCAAAGCTTGCCGATTCCCTGACTATGGCGGAGTTAAATGAAGCTTGGACGGATGAAAGCAACACGGCCTTGTTGGCTTTGGTTAATCGGCCGGAGCCGAAGCCGGCGCCGGTTGTCTCTTCCCTTTCGGCCGGGAACGAAACGGCGGCCGCTTTGATGATGCAAGCGCTCGCAATGGTTCAACCGAAGGCGCCGGCCTTGGACGAAGCCCGGATCCTTGAGCTAATCCGGGAGCATGCTCCGAAGCCGGAACCTTCCGTGGTGCATTACAGCTTCACAACGGCCGCCGGGACGGTAACAACGGAACGCCGGGAACATAGCTACTTTCCTTTGATTGTGGCCGCCCTTTCAACCCGGACTCACCTTTGGCTTGTCGGTCCGGCCGGCGGGGGAAAGACAAGCCTAGTCGGAGCGGCCGCCGGGGTTCTGGGGTTGGAACACCGGGCTTTGTCGGTTTGCGCGCAAACTACCAAAACCGACCTTTTGGGCTTTATTGATGCCACCGGGGTTTACCGGGGAACGGCCTTCCGGGAGGCCTTTGAAAAGGGGTTTGTCTTTTGCTTAGATGAAGCCGACGGCGGAAACCCCAACGTGTTGGCCGTGCTCAATTCCGCTTTAGCCAACGGGGAAATGACCTTCCCGGACGCTACGGTGAAGCGGGGAGAAGGGTTTGTTTGTGTTGCTTGTGCAAACACGTTTGGAAACGGCGCCACCGGCGGTTACGTTGGCCGGAATCAAATTGACGCGGCCACCTTGGACCGTTTCTTTTTCTTGAACCTTCCCTTGGACCAAGGCCTCGAGGCCTCTCTCGTTGGCGTCTCCGGGGTTGAATCCCCGGCCTTTGATATGGCCGCCGGTGGAACAACAACGGCCGCCGGTTGGCTTTGGTTTGTGCAGAAAGCCCGGGAAGGGGCGGAGAAGCACGGTGTTAAGGTTGTTATTTCCCCGCGTGCTACTATCGGAGGGGCAAAGCTTGCGGCCGCCGGGGTTGGCCTTGAATGGCTCAAGAAAGGCTTTCTCTTTAAGGCCTTGGATTCCCTCTCCGCTGAAAAGCTTCTCTCCTAATTCCCGGCCATGGCAAAGACACTCAAACCAAAAACGCTCCGGCTTCAATTCCGGAACATCCAAGAAACGCTAGACTATATGGCCAAGTCTCCGGGAGGCTCTTCCGAAAAGGAAAGGTCGGCGGATTCAACCTTTACCCGGCTTCCGAACTGGCCGGCTTGTGAAAGAGCCATTCAGTTCGGTTGGCCGGAAGGCTTAAAGGCCGTCTCCGGCCTTGTAGAAAGCCTTTCCGCCTTTGTTGGCTCCGGAATGTTAAAAGAGACGTTCCGGCCGGCCGTCTCCGGCCTCTTCTTTGACGTTGGCCTTGTTCTCTCCGGTGAACCGGAAGCTTGGCTGGAAACAACGGAAACGGAGGAAGAGACGAAGGGAAGCAAGGTTGTCACCTTAGCCTTAAATTGTACGGTTTCGGGATGCGTTCCGGCCGCCACAATCGAAGCCCGGGGAGCGGCCATGCTAGCCTTGGCCGTCTTGCTTGAGCGCTCCGGGAGAAGCGTCCGGGTTGTAGTGGGAGACGCAACAACTCGAGACGGGAGTTATTTGTACGCAGAGACGGTAGTTAAAGAGGCCGGGGAGCCTTTCGACTTGGACAAGCTGGCCTTTTGGCTTGTTTGTCCGGACGTGCTCCGGAGGTGCTTTTTCCGGATTTGTGAAGCTTCCCCGCTCCGGGAGCACGTCGACGCAAGAATGGGTGGGGGCTACGGATGCCCGGTTGAAAGCTGGACTCCAGAGGGGGATATAACTCTGAAGGGGATCCTTTCCGAAACCGCTTGGACGCCGGAGGCCTCCCGGCGCTGGATTGTGGAACAACTCAAAGCCCAGGGGGTTCAATTCTCCGAAGCCTAGGAGCCAAGGGAAAACCCGGGGAGCCTTTGCAAAGGGGCTTCCCGGCCTTCCCTTGGCACAAAGCCGGGAGAACCAAACCAAACCCAAACAAACCCAAACCCTATGCAAACCCGCCTTGCCCTTTTCGGGGCTTCCCTTGCCCTTTTCACCTTTGACGCTTTGGCCTTGGCAAAGGCCGCCGGAACTCCGGAAGCCGGCCTTTGGGGCGGCCTTGCCTTGGCTTCGGCCGGCTTGGCCTTTGCCCTTGCAAGGCCTTTGTTTCCGAAGGCTTAAGCCTTCCCGGTGGCCTTCCCGGCTCCGGCCTTGGCTCCGGGAGGCCTTCCGGCCTTCCCTTAGTTGTAAGGCCTTCGGGTTGAACGGTCCAATTTTTCCAAGTTGTAAAGCCAACAAGGCCAACGCTTTGACGTTTTGACCCTGCCTGTAAAGAAACTATCTCAAGAAAACTTCACCTTTTTCCTTGCAAGGAAGCACGCAAGTCTGTACCAAGAAATCAGCACCGAGAAAATTTTCGATGCCAAAAATCCAAACCAAAAATCCAAAATGAAAATCGAAAACCGCAACACAATCTTCGCCCAAATGCCCGAGCCGGAAAACTTTGAGGAAGCCTCAATCGCCATCCTTTTGGCCGTTGGCATGAAAGCTTTCAGTCCCGGCAAACTTGTCTGCACTTCGCTCGCCATGGAAACTTTCACCCGTGGCTTTTTCTCAAAATGCCTTTGCCGGCACATTGTCGGGGATTGGGGCGATTTGGACGCTGAAGACACTCAGACAAACGATGAAGCTTTGGACGGTGGCGGCCGGCTTCTCTCGAGCTACACGCACCCCGTTTCGAAGGAACGCCTCTGGATCATTACCGAACATGACCGGAGCGCCACAACCGTAATGCTCCCCATGGAATACTAGCGGGAAGGCTGCCGCTTGCCGGTCGCTTTGAGGGCGGCCGGCATCGGGCAGCAATCACGCTGCAACCAAAAAAAATCGAAAGCAAAAAGTTATGTCTGAAACCTACACCAAAAACAAACTCCGCGCTCTTGTCGATCGCCTCAACGAACTCACGGGCAGCCCTTCCCATCCCTACGCGGCGCCGAACGGCCAAGGCACTCACGTTCCGCAGGTCGGAAACTGGCACGTTTCCCAACAGTACGGTGGCTACTGTGTCGCCCGCATCGTCACCGAATCCGGTGGCTGCTCTCACCCGATTTGGGAGGGACACGTTCCGGCACGGTTGGCCTGTCTTCAGACAATCGCTTTTCTGAAGGGTTTGGAGTTCAGCAAATAACCTCCAAAAATTATGACCTACAAAATTGAAAACAAAAAAGACAACTACTGGGAAGCCGGTTTCACGGACGATTGTCCGCTGGTTCTCGAGAAGGTCGGAGACGAGTTTGTCTTTTCGATCTCAACGGCCAATTCATGCAACTGGGAATGGTCGCAGAAGCTGGCCACAAAAACCAGTGACGAAACTTGGGAGCAATTCTTCTCGAGCTTTTCAGACACTGGTTGGGAATATATCCCGTTGATGCGCGAGCTTGCCGAGCTGGCAAACTAGGCGAGGTTTCGTTTAAGGGAAAAGCCCGCTCCTGTTTCGGTCAGGGGCGGGCCTTTCATTGTGCGGTCAGAGTCGGATCCCTCCAACGGTAGCGCAATGGAAATCGAAGGCGCGGATGATGTCTTGTCTGATTTCGTCCGGACACCCTATCAGACGGACTTCCCGCCAATCTTGAGAGGGAAGCTTTTCCCCTACATGGGTGGTCAGCTTTTGGTTGTTCGGAAGCATTCCCATTCGATGCACTACGCAAGCCCCGTCAAAAGACACCTGCGCAACGTAGTCGGCATGTTCGTAAATCACCTTCATAGGGCAACCATGACTCGCTGACCTCTCCCGGACCTGCCTGGGCGCCGCTCGCCCGTGTCTGAGACAAAGCCCTTCCGGATCAAGGCGGAGAACCTTGCGGTGATTGAAGAGTACGGGAAGCTCGGGAACATTTCCAAAATGTCGTCCGCGATGGCGCCTTGTCTCCCAAAATTTTCGATCGCAGAAAACACCATTGATTCAAGGGACGTGGTGTCCACGGACTCGGTTGCCGCCTTGCTTGTGTCTGGACCGTCACTGCGCGACAGCTTGTGCGCGGGGGTTCCAAAATTTTTCGGATGTTCAAAATCCCATTCAAATTGTTCTGCCTTATGTTTCATATTTCGATTGTTTTTTGTTTGTCTGTCATTGCTGACAAAAATTGGGACTGCAAATCGCTGGCATGAATGTGGAGGTTCATCGTGTTGTTGACCTCCGGTGTCTTTTCCTTGTCCATGGCCAGCAGGATTTCCATCGACTTAGCCAAGGCCAGCGTGGCGTCCCTTGCCTCCATCTCCGGAAGCAGCTCGGAGATCCGGTCCACACTGTGCTCGGCCGCGTGTTGAAGCTTCTGTCTGATGTTCACCTTGAACATGGCATTCGCGAACTGAGTGTCTGTATCCAGCGCACGCAACTTCACGTCTCCGACAACTGTTTTTGACAGCTTCAGCTTCTCCGCAATGGCAACTATCGTCATCCCGGACGTGTACATCTCCAGGATCTGTTTCCGTGTCTCCTCAGACACGCTGGCCCAGTTCCCCTTGCCGTTAATTTTTTCGATGCCCGTGACTCCAATCACATGGTCTTCGATGCGGACGCCGGAAAGGCCGGCCAGTTGTCTGGCGCGGCTTTCAGCGGATTTGTAGACTCTCTTCTTGGCTGGTTTCTTCATAGGAACAGAGCTTTGAAGCGCTGCCACAGGCTTGGCTTTGGATTTGGCATCACAATACCGAAAGTGGGGCCAAAAACATAGCCGCTACCGGCGCCTCCTCCGGGTGCAGACACCTTCTTTTTGCGCCTCCGTGGCTTGTACGGCCGGCTGGCAACCGGGTTCTCTGCCAGTATCCTTTCCACATCAGCGAGGTTGTAAAGCTTACGGCGCCCCACTCTGCGGCCGGTGATCTCGCCCCTCATCTCCCTGTAGCGCAGTGTCTGCACGTGACATTCAAGAACCGCGCACGCTTCCCGTCTGGTTATCCAGAATTCTCTTTTCTCGCTGGCGGGCTTTCCAGTCTTTGACTCGTTGGAGCTGAGCGGCCCTTTGCTCTGGACTTTGTTTTGCTCTCCACTCCCGTGAGCGCTGGCATGCTTGAGCGTTATAAGTTTTTCGGTAGTTGCGGTTCCATTCATTTTTTCGTTCCTTTCTTTCTTGTTCACTGAGTGTTGGCTTGCGCCCCGGCTTTTTTCGATCCCGTGGCACAGTGATTGGTCGGACTTTTGGTGTTGGTTCTTTAGGAGCTTTTGGTTCCTCGCTCTGTTTCTGCTCGAGCTTTGCTTTGGTGGCAATGAACTTGCTTCTGAAAGACATCGAGAGGCCTCGTCTTTTTTCCCAGTCCTTCAGGGCCTGCATCATGGAACCCAGCTTGTTGTCCATGTTGGGCATGTAGACAGTGCCGTTGGCTGGCAAAATGTCCTGCATCCCCAAAGTTTTTTGTGCAGCAAATCTCATTTTAGAGCCTCCCGTGCCTCTTCTCTTATTTTGTACGTTGACCAGTGGTCAAAGTTGACAATTCGTTCCAACGCAAGTTGCAGCATCTCAGCACGTTTTTCGGCTTCTTTTAACTCTTCTCTGAGCGCCTTGATAATCGAGTCAGCTAGTTCTGGATCTCGCATGTATTTATCTCTCCAAGTCATTCCGCGCCCCCTTTCTGTCTGTCTTCCAGCTGTTTTAGACAGGTCTTGGCTACCTCGTAGTTGAACTCGGATCCCTGCGGGGCCTCGAGTAGTTCGAGCAGCATCTTGGAAACCTTGATAGCCATTTCACGCTCGGCCAGCAAGCGATCCCGGATGAACAGAAGCTGGCTGTAGTCCTGTCTGATCCGAGCAAGCTGGTTTTCCAGCTCCGGCATCATCACTTCGCATGAAAGGCAGTTCATTCGGCGTCCCTTTCTTCGTTCAGACAGTTTTCGCACAGACAGGAGGGGTCTATTGCTTCGATGGTCACAACGAACTTCATCCCCTCAAATGGACCGTTGTCCACCTGCATCTGGAATTGAGCGCATCTGAGTTCGTAATTGGCCATGATCTCGCAAAGTGTCTTTGCTGCCTTCGTGGCCCTTGCTTCGTCTTTTTTGTTGGGTGTGTTCATTGAGGTAAAAAGCTGGCCGTGCGGCCGTTGAATCTGAGTGTTGTCTGAACGCCACAAGGGCCGTTCCGCTGGTAGGGGATGGAGATTGTCCGAAGTTCGGATCCCTCCTCCTCATCCAGCTTGATGGCCATGATACAGGTGGCGTCCTGTTGGATGGCGCGGCTTTCGCGGGCCTTCCCCTGCTCGTTGAGTTGGGTAATTGAAATCACCAGACAACCCAACTCCAGCCCCAGCAAACGCAAGGAACGGGACACCTCGGCAACCTCACGCTCACGGGTGCCCTCGCGCCCCAAATCGCAGCGGACCAGTTGGATGTAGTCAACCATGAGCACCTTCAGGCCGGTTGGACTTTTGGCCATGGCTCGAGCGGTGGCCGCAATGCTCGCAATGTCGTACAGGTCATCCCGGACAACAATGTTCGAGTTGTGAATCTTGGTGACAGCCCGGTGGACACCCTCGATGTCTCCCTGTGTCTTCACGCCCTCGGCCAAGGCCCGGAGACTCACGTTACCAAGCCGGGCAACAAGCCGGTCGATGATCTGGCTGGCCGGCATCTCCAGCGAAATGATTAGGATTCCTGTTCCCATGTCTCGCACTCCATTTCAATTTCCTCGGCAATCTGAATGACACCCACACGCTTCTCCAAGCGGAAGTTTTTAAGTGGGCCATTGCAGCTCTTCGCGTTCTCCACGTTGTGAAGGAAGTAGTTCTCCGCAGCGGGTTGGTTGTCTCCGAACTCGCTCATCACCGTCCAAGCGAAGCCATTGCTTCCAAGGACAACCCAGTTCAGTTTGCGCACCCAATTCTTGCGATACCAATTCTCGACAAACTCGAGCTTGTCATAGAGGTATCTGATTTGTTTTTGGTCGGGGGTTTCGTATGCCGGCATTTTTTCGTATTTCTTTTGAATTGTGGGACTTATGTCCGTCAAACCGCGTGACGACAAGGTCCACTGTTATCTGGTCGGTCGATTGGTTCGCAGGCTTTAGCGATTCTTTTTCGATCACCTCAAAACAGGTGTCTTTGTCGCCAACAAACAGCACCTCCTGGACAATTTTTGGCCGTGGGAGGTGCCGAATGTGGTCAGCGACAGTTGTGCGCCGGATGGCTACGAACTTTGCCATTGTCTGAGTCCAAGAATCCGGTGCTTCAGCGGGCCGGGCCAGAAATCCTTTTTCTCGCACTCAGCGAAATGGTCGATGTGGTCTTCGATTTTTTCCTGAGCTGCTTCCATGGCGTCTGAGCCTAGTAAGACAAACTGTGCGAAGTGTGGCTGCTCGGTGTCTGTCACCAAAAACCAGAAATCCACATCCACGCCCCAGATCTGCTTCAGCCCATAGGCGTACCACGCAGCCTGAACATCGTATCCGAAGCTCCAAAATTTTCGGTCGAACGAGTAGAAGTCCGAAGTTGTCTTCAGGTCCACGATGACGGGCTTTTCGTTGATTGTCCCGATGATGTCTGGACGCCCCTTGCATTGAACGCCGCTGCGTTCCCAGAACATCGAGGCCTCAACGTGGTCGATCCTGACGTCCTGCAAAAGCACCTTCGCAGAAGTGTAGGCGCCAGTGATCCGGCCGTACTCCTCATTGGTCACGATCTCCTTGCCGATGTTGTTCTCACAAAACAAGGCCCACTCCTCCTTGCCGGCTTTGGTTCGCTTGTCCACGTCCGGGCCAACTGCAAAATCAACTCTGTCCTCTAGCACCCAGCTGTGGATCAGCGTTCCCAGCACAGCTTCCCTGCTTGGCTTCCATGGCTGCTTCTTGCGGAACTGGTACTCCGCCGGCGACTTCATAAAGTTGTCGAACTCATGCTTAGATAGGCCGTGCGCCAAACGGTAAACGTCCATCGGTATTCCTTCGCGTAGGTCTGTTCTCATAGGTTGGTAAGCTGTGCTATTTTTTGGTGTAGGTCTTCAATGCTGCCATCGTTGACTACTTCGTAGTCGGCAGCAATCTCGCTTTGGTTTAGCTCTGATTCGTGTTCGCCCGCAACTTGTCCGGGCCTGACAATCCTGACAACGATGCCTCCTTTGTGTCTGACAAAGTTCGCTTCGTTTTGGAAACGAACATCAGTGAAGACAACAGGCGGCCCATTTGGTGCAATTTTCCAAGCAACGTGCTGAATCCAGATGCCCGGAAAGTAGCGCCTACCGGCCATGCCCAGCTCTTGCAGGAGCCTTCTGCCAGCTTCGTCCTTTTCTCCGTTCCAGCCAAACTCGAAAGCCAGATCCTTCAGCTCGTCAGCAAAAGCCATGCGGCAGTAGCCCAGCTTGATAAGCGCTTTGGCTGCCGTGTCCTTTCCGGAGCCAGCCAGGCCAATCAGTCCGATGTGTTTCACGTTGTCTGATTTAAGTCCGATGGCTTTCATTCCGTAGCGGTAGGAGTTTCAGGATTTACCTCAAGGCCAAGGCAGCCCAGCACCATGCCGGATTTGTCTCTGACCAGTTTTGCGGGACTCAGCAGATCCCGGCGCAACGGGAATGCCTGCCGAACTAGTGCCGGCACGATGAACATGGTTCCGGGTTCTTTGGGCGGGACGCCGGTGACGCCGTTGATGAATGTTTCGAGGATCGGGATTCCTTCAATCTGGGCTGTTTGGACTGTCTGAGCATTCAGACGGGCCACATTGCCGGACGGAGCGATTGGCTCCATGCCTCCAACTTTGATGGCATACGGGGTGAGGTTTACAAAGGTGATTTTCATTCGGAGATAAGATTTGCTATGATGTTTAGTGCCAGCATTGTTTTTCCACTTTTCGTTTCTCCGCCGATGACAAGGAAATCGCCAAGGCGGATTGGGGTCAGGTTATCAATTTTGTCGTAACCTGTCTTGATTCTTTGCGTGGCATCGTCACCAGTCTGATAACGATCCATCGCATCGAGCAGGAGCTTCTTGGTGTCCGCAACCTGCGGGGGCATCAGCTCTGTCTGGATGCCGTCCACCTTCATGGCAACCTCGTTGACCAACTCTGGGGTCTGGATGTCGGCCGCAGCAATCTTCACCAAGGCCTGCTGCATTACCATCAGCAATGCCCTGCGCTTCGCCGCGTTCTTCACCAGCTCGAGCAACTCCGGCAGACAGCCCTCAAGCGGCATGAGCGTGTACATCTCTGTGAGCTGGTAAAACTGGATCTCTGGAAGACGCTCGCGCAATTTCTCGTACAACACCCGAACGTCACAGCTGGCGTTCCGGGATGTCTGATCCAGAATTGTCTCAACGATAGCTCGGCTCGTTGGGTCCAGGATGTCAGCGGTGCTGAACTTCTGCTCCGTGATTTTGTTGAGCAGCGTGGTCGGATGATTGAGCGCAATGGAGGCAATCCCACGCTCACTCTCGGTGGCTTTTGGGATTTCCATTACCAACCCACCTCCGATTTTGCTGCGGCCAGCAAGCTGCCGGGTTCCTGTCTTTTGGGAGGCGCCACAACGGCTTTGTGTTGCAGGAAGGCCAGCGTTTCAGCGGCACGGTTCATCCAGCTGTTGATGTAGCTCTTCATGCCGCGCATCGACTTGGCCTTGTGTGGGTGGGCCTCAAGCCATAGCTTGGCCTTGATCAGCTCTCGGCGCAAAAACGGGTCGTCATGCACCTTCAGGAGGTCGTGAACAAATGACGGCTCGAGCCTGTAGGCGCCCTGCTTAGTTCGGAACTCGATTTCGCAAAGGTCGCGAGAATCCTCCAAGGCGTTCAACTCGGCTTCGCGCTCGAGTTCGGCAAGCTCTGGGTCTGGTTTCTCTTTCCTCTTCCCCTCCTTCTCCCCTTCTTCCCCCTTGCATCCCCCTTCTTCCCCTCCTACCTCCCCTTCTTCTATCTCTTCCGCATGTTTCGAGCGGACAATTTCTTTGCCATCGAGCATGTCCTGCACCGATGCGTAACGCTTTTTGCCCGGCAGCAAGTCGCCATGCAAAATCTCGTAATCATTCGGCCAATTGTCCCCCTCATCAGCGGCCGGAATGGCGGGTTCTGATGCCACTTGTGGTGCGACAGGGGTCACCGGAGCGGAAGGCATAGAAACAGCCACAGAATCGCCCATCGGAATACTGACCTCGGTGACGGTTCCGGAGACGTGCGTGATCTTGATGGTGATGTTCACTTGGTCACCTCCTTTGCTGCCGCAATGAGTGCGTCTGCCCCATCAAGTGCGTACTTGATCCAAGTGCCCTTGACCTCCGTCACATATACCGTGTCTGAAAACCTGCCGGCAACGAGCATGGCAGCGATCTCAAGGCGGGAAGGTTCTGGTCGAACAAGTGCAACAGCAGCCGTAAGATTTGTGATAGCAGCTTTTTGAAGATCTTCAATGTGACGCTCTTTGGTTAAAAGCTCTGCCTTTAACTCAAAAACCTCCTTGGCTGCGACACCAAGCCTCTCTCGGTAATCGTCCCGCTGGATTGCGAGCACCCCGTAGTCGTGCGGCGTGCGTTCGGAGATGGCCTGAGCCAGCTCTGTCTTCAGACACTTCACCTCAGTGCGGGCTTCGTCTCGCTCTTTTATTAAGCGACTAATTGCTTCTTGTACTGACCAGTTATCTTCTTTCATGTGTTTGGTTTGTTGGTTTGGTCTGCGTGTTGGACAGATGCGCAGCCCCTGGTCAGTCTCTCCTGACTGTCACGCCCATTGACACTTGGCGGCGTTCCCGATCTGGCGTCCCAGATTACTTTGGCAGCCTCTTCAAGCCATCCATGCCGTCACGCAGCAGCCTGAAAAACAGCTCTGTGCTGATCGTCACGCGCCACGGCTTTCTGTCTTTCTTGTGAGCGACAACCCAGTCCTTCAGCTGGCCGGCATCTCTGCTGGCCTGGTCGATGGCACTCTCGAGGTTCAGGGACTGCACACATTTCACCTCAAAGTGAAGTGCAGCCAGTTCCTCGCAGATGACGTCTGGGCTGTCTGCGCCCCCGGCGAACTGCTGGCCACGCCGGGCAGTGAAGCCCTCCTCACGAAGGACATCACGCCACTGGCGTTCACCGCGTGCTCCTTTTTGGCGACTGTTCATTTCAGAAGCAGGTGCATCAAAAGCAGAAAGACAACAACGGCAAGGATCCCTTCTACCATCCCGTCTCAGCCTCGAACTCGTTCAGAACTTTCTTGGCCGTGGAAAGGCCGGGAATCTCATCGTGAGGCTCGAGTGCTTCAGGTTGTGCCGGTGCGGCGGGAGCTGCCGTCTGGCCAATCGGTGTCTTCAGGTGCTGGTGTAGGCCAGCCCGGTCTGCGCTGATGAACAGGCTGCTGACCAGTGCCTGAAAGTGCTCCGGCGCCAGAGTTCCGAAAGACTGCTCGATCTTGATCTGAGCGGATTTTGCAGCTGCGTAACAGTGCATGTACAGGCGCCCCCGGCGGATCACTTCTTCCTCAACGGAGATGCCGGCAGATGCCGGACTCTGCGCTGGTCGGGGAGCTGCTGCTCGAGGAATCGCCGGCACGTTGGCGGCGTAGGCCTGCACAGCTCCCTGCGTGTCGTCAATGATGGCGGCCTTGTCCGTCACCTTGAGTTCGTTGGTGTCTGAATGCTTCGAGTACTGGACGTTGATGCCTTGCAAGCCTTTGGTGGTGGCTTGGGATTTGATGGTGATCGTCTGACCAACCAACGGTTGCATGTCGTCTGGTCCCCAGAAAGAGGCCCGAACTTCACCTGTGACGTCCTTCAGGATGCAGGCCTGCACCCTCCATGGACCATACTTCCCTTCGCCCACTTTGGGAGCGAACGCTGCCTTGACTTGGACCCTCATTTCTCCGATGACGCTGCCATCTGCGAGGTTTCCAATGTCTTGAATCTGAGCTACTTTCATGTGTTTGTTTTTCTTAGCGAAGAGCGGACTGGGCAGACAGCTTCAGTGCTGCCTGCAATCACCAAGTCCGCCCCTCATTGTAACACATCGGCACGCTGCCGCAGTAACTTTACTTCTTTTTTGAGGAAGATGCTTTTCGGGCAGCTTCCTTCTGTGTCCGGTAGGCGATTGCCACAGCCTGGTCGCGGGGCTTGCCGTGCTTGATCTCGGTGCGGATGTTTTGGACGAACGCTTTTTCGGATGCGGATTGTTTCAGTGGCATACTATTTTCTTGGTTTGAGTGGCGGGAGTTTCTTGAGGTCTTCCATGACGGCCTTGTCTTTGGCTGCCTGAAGCGTGTCTGAAATTCCAATCTGCCGGCTCTTGGCATCGTAGGTTCTGAACTTCCCGTTCACTGCTTGAATGGAGTACCCGGTCACCTTGTCTCTCAGGAACTTTCCTTCTCCCAGTGTCTCCTCCTTGGTGTTCAAGACGCTGAATGGCAGCTGTGGAACCTCCTTGTAAAGCTGGTCTTTGGAAACAAAGTAGTTCTTCAAAACGGCATTGATGCGCGGCATGTTCTCTGGCCGCAGCGGCAACAGTGCCTCAATGGCCAGATTGGGATCCAGCGTGGCATCCACCTGAAACCGCTCCACCATTTGCTCGAGTCCTCGGTTGTAAACGCCGCTGAACATGTCTCCCAGCCAAGTCAGCTTGTTGAATGCTGAGCTACGAGGCATCAGGCCCTTTCCGACTTTGGAAATGAGTCCAAGCAGGTTGTCTTGAACCTGACCCTCCATGGCCTTTTGCAGGCCAGCCAAATCCATCGTTGGCGAAGATCCGGGAGTAAGCTGTTGTGTCCTGCTCCAAATCTCCATCTGCTCGCGGGCCATGTCCAAGGCTCGAAGCTCCACTGAGTCCGGGCCATATGCGACCTCAATAACTGCCCTCATTGGAGAGGATGTCTTCATGAAGTCATCGAGCTTTGCCAACGACAAAGCAAGCTCACCCCTGCCAAGTGGCCTGTCTGGCTGATTGTCTGCGGACAATGGGCGTCCATTCTTCTCAACAGCTTCTCCAATGAAATCCCTCAGGGCATTTCTGAGTCCCTGAACGGCCTCTCCAGATGGATCCTGATCGGCCATTTGCACAGCTTGACGCATGGCCCCAACGGGATCTCTCGAGTTTAGGGTTTCCCTGATTGCTACCTGCGGATCCGCTCCGACAAAGTTGGAGAAGGCGTTGCTGGCAATCTGCCTTCTCATGTCTGTCTGTCTGTCTCTGGCAATAGCCATGACGGCATCGCGCTGCTCTCTTGCAGCTGTGCGAACAGCCGGATCGACATGGCTTGGATTTACGTTTGGAACTGCCTGCGCTGCCCTCATTGCTGTCTGAGCACCCGCAACCTGAACCTCCGCATTTCGGATGTCCCGGATATGGTTTTCGAGAGTGGCTCGAGCTTCTGGAAAAGAGTTTAATGCTTCAACTTGCTCAGGCCTGTTGAGCCAAGATGACATGCTTTCTGATGTCTTCCCGCCCTTCAGGGCCAGCCTGTGGACAAACCAGTCGGTAACGGCAGCAATGCCCTCCGGGCGTTCCTTGATGGCAGCTCGCAGTTGCTGGGCAGCACTCAAATCTTGAGTGCCGGATTTCCCTTTGAAGATTTTATCGAGCGTTTCTGAAGTAGGAATGGCATTACGGGAATCGACCACTTTTCCAATCTGGCCATCTCCATAAACCCTCATGGCCTCTTTCCAAGCCTTGTTGGCTTCCTGAAGCTCTGGCCAGACATTTCCAGCAGCATCCAGATCTTTTTGCATCCCCTCGCGGATCTTCATCAAGACACGAACCGTGTTGTCTTGATTTTTTTCAGCCGCTTCGCTGATTGCCTGATTTACATTTCTGTAGTCCGTGATCAACTCGGTAATCGGACGCTCATGCCGTCTTCTTCCTGTTGCGCTGATTGACGGCTTCCTGAGTTTTAGGAGCCTTGAAACAATCGCCGGGGCAATGGCCTTGTCTTTCCTGCCGCTTTCACCGAAGCCTTGGCTGCCTTGGCTCCACCTTAGTGCTTGGTAGGTGTTGTCAAAAGTTGTCCTTGCCGGAGATGCTTTTGGTGTTTCGTAAAGCTGTGAAGCAGCCTTGATAGCAACATCACCTTCGCTGACCAAGATGTCGCGGACAGCCTTGGCCGCTGGCTCCCGGATTCCGGCACGCAACTTTATGTCTGCAACAGCAGCTTCAAGGTTCCGTATGGTAAGGGCCTCTGTTGTTTCAGCATTCAGGATGCCCTGTTCGCGGGCAGCGTGAGCAGCCGCAGACTGCCGCATGGCCGTATCCAAAACGTCCGTGTACTGTGTCTGTCCCGCTTCAGACAAAGCGCGATGCAGTTCATCTGCTTCTGCCAAAAGCCTGTTTTGCCACTCCTCAGCATAGGCCCGCGTTCTTTCAGCCGGGGCGCCTTCTGGGGCAAGCTCGTCTGCCAAATTCATGGCAATAGCTCTTTCGTTGGCGGCCATGCGCTCAGAGATCCTCGAGTCAGCAGTTGCCCCTAAAACACGCTGCATTCTTGCAAGCATTCCGCCAACAAGTTCTCCGCTCATCAAACGAACCCCGTTTTGATTTACACTACCAGCCTCTTGCAGCCTGAAAATTGCGTCAGTTCGAGCGTTTTCTGAGACATTCCGTTGAAACAATTTGTTCCGAATTTCCAGTGCCTGCTGTGTGGTAGAAGCAAGCCGGTCATGCAGAAGTTTTCCAAGGCTGTTGCCCTGCATGGCGCCACCCTGAAAGATGCCCTGAACCACACGCTCGAGATCTACGGCCTTGTTGGTAAGAGCATCTATCGCGGCAGGAATGGCGCCCCCAATGGCTCCACCAAGAAGCATCTTTTTCGCCGCAGCCACATCAACCTTGGCCAGTGCGCTGCCGGCAAAATCGAGCACCTGCTTGGGCATCTCGAGCTTGGCCAGCTTGGACAGTGCGTTGTTTGGCCCAATGAAAGTGGGTGTCTCCGTGGCAAGGCTCGGGACAATCTCACCAGCCAGCCGTGCCCGGCGGGTGCTGTCTTTTGCCTCATCAAACATCCGCTGGGAAACCTCTCTGGAGCTTGATGGAGCCAAAAACTCTTGAGCGGCCGCCCCGGCAGTTCCGCCAGCCATACTGCTTGCGATAACACCGGCAACCCCAACCGGGCCGGCGGCCGCCATTGGAGATGCGATTGCGCCAGCGGTTATACCACCAGCGGTTGATCCGATAGCGCTGACAGCCCCACGGCCGGCTGCCCCAAGCATGGACGGATTCATCTCAGCCTTGTACTGGTCCCAGTGGGACTTGAAGGCTCCAAACTTGGGGTCCGCGTCAAATGTTGGCGCGAGCAGCTGGTTCTGAACGGCAGCGTCAAACACCTGCCTGGGTGTCTCGACCGGAAATTCCTCCTTCCCAGTGCTGTACCTCAAGGAGCGTGCGTTGACTGCGCCGGCAGCCAATAGCATGAAGTCTCTGGCAAACTCGGGCGTGATCTTGCCATCAAGCGTGTTCCATGTCTCCTCGCGTTCGGTCGGGGAAATCCGGGGATCAGACAGATCTGCTTTTTGAATGCCGCCACCCTCGATTGGGAACGCCAGCTCACCGGGCACCTGCTCGAAAGAGGTTGGCGCCAGTAGGATGTCGTACTCGGATCCTGTCTGAGGTTCTTGAAGGAGGATGTCGTATTCGCTTGGCATATTACTGTCCTAAAATTTTGCGAGCAGCAGCTTTGTGGTCCTCACTTGCATTTGGATCGCTGAGCGCTTTTCTTGCAACTTCCATTCTTGGGTCATTTCCCGGCGCACGATATGTCCCGGAAGTTGTCTGAATTTGAGTCGGCCCAGAGTATTGGCCTCCAGACATTTGCACTCCGCCAGCAGCCGACATGGCCGCTTCTTTGGCCAATCTTTTGTCCCGTTCGTTGACCGATTCTAGCTCCTGCACGCCAAGACGCTTGATGTGGTACGGACTGGTGCGCTCTTTTAGAAGCCTCACATTTTCGTTGTGTCCTTTTGCGGAAACATCCTGCATCGACCGGGCAACATCCATCATGCCTCGGGCATCGCCAACGAACATATTAGAAAGCCCATTGGCCAGGCTGGAAATGGTGTCTGCCTTGTTTCTGGGATCAGACATGAACTTTGTGATGATGTTCGTAGCCTCAAGCATCGACTTTCCGCTGATCTGGTTTTGAAGCTGGATTGGAATCAGCTGATTGTAACGCAGCACAGCTTCAGACAAACCAACGGCGTCCGAACCCCACAGGGAGTTCAGCTCTTTCATTAAGCTGGTTCTGCCGTATTGGTTGGCTGCCTCTTCGCCCTTGTTTTCCAAAATGTACTGCATTTCATCAATGCTTTTTCCAAGACGAAATGCGCTTTCAAACTTTGGCTTGGTGCTATGGGCTGTTTGCTCGGCCTGCTTGAACAAATCGGTGTCGATAAAATCTTTTGGATCACCGTACATGTCCTTGATCCTCTGTCGCTCGAACTCAGCGTTTTTGGCATTGGGATCAATGGCCTTCAGTTCAGCATCACGCTCGAGCCTTCTTGTGAAGGCTTGAATGTCGTGCATGATAGCAGGAGCTTTTCTGTCTTGTTCTGGAATGGAGTTTACGAACTCCTGAATCTGGGTCAGGCCTTCTGTCCGATACTTTTCAGCCTCTTTTAGTCGCCGGGCTTCAGCCTCTTGGGCCTGCCGCATCTGGCCCTGTCTGATTCCCATTATTGCCTGAATGGTGGGGTCATTCAGGTACCTTTGCACATCGGCCTCGGCCGGATCTTGAGTGTTACCGGCCATCATAAACACCTCCTCCGATGTTCATTTTTCTTTTCTGGGTAAAATCAGGAGTGGTTGAGCGAGCAGCTCCACCGGGTCCGTAAATCATGGGACCACCAGACACAGCATCAGACACAGCCTTGAAGCGCTGCAAATCCTGGTCCGCCTTGAGCCGATCTTCTTGCAGCTTTTGGTTGGCCTCAAGCTGACTCTTCTGAAGCGCAGCAGCAGCATCCTGTGACTGCTTGGCAAGATTTTCCTGAATGCTTCCGGACGCATTCAGCTTGTCCATGGCCTGCTTCTGAGTAACGGCGCCTCCGATGTACTCAAAGGCACGCTTGTACATGGCGTTCTTTTCGGCGTAGGGCATGTCTGAGTTGGCTGTATCATCAAACATGGTCTTCATTTCTGGAGTCATGTACTTTGTGAGTGTGCCAAGCACCTTTTCATCAGCAGCGGTGTCTGCCTTCAGCTTTTTGTAATCAGCATATGCGCTGGCTGCTGACGTAATGCCCTTGGCAATGCCTTGGCCCATCTGCTCATAGCCACCTTGAATTGTTTTGGCAATGTTGGCTCCAGTTTCAAGAATGCCCTGACCCATTTGGGCCATTGCTCTTGGCGCTTCACCCTGATACGGATTGATTGGTCTTGCCATAAAATGATTTCCTAGCTTCTAAGCACAGAGGGCTTCCAGCCTTAAACTGCCGGCAGGCCTGTGGGCGGTTTTCGTAAATTGTACAGGAAACAGATTCTCCGACAACTCCAGACAAAGCAGCACACCTGTTGTTGCATGTCTTGAGAAGCGGGTAATCATCTCGAATCAACTCTGGTGGTATTCCGGCTGCATCAGCCCTGTCCCGGCGAAGCACCGGCCAGCTCCACTTGTGGCTGCAACACGCCCCGCAGGTTTTGCAGTCCAGATCGGATGTTGCAGTACTCTGCGACTGGCTGCTCATGGAGTGCGTGCTCATGCAGGTTCTCTACTTGGATGCCGTGCTTAGGGCAATCAACAAACTTGCCAAGCCGATTGTCCACGCAGTTAAAGCAGGCATGAACGTAGTCAGAGTTCATGTGCTTGCTCGGCTTACTGACCACATTCTCATCGTATCTATTTCGGTCAAACAGTACGTTGTTGTAAATGATGTAGTTAGCCACATGAAGATCCGTCCATTCACGCAACGGAAACCACATCTCCGTACTTGGCCCTAGCATCTTCTTGTGGATCTCAAGAGGAATCTGACCCGTCAAAGGGTCTTCATCACTACTTTTGTGTCCACACAGCAACACATCAAAATCAGACACAACGTGCGCCTTTGGGCGGTTTAGCCATTCCTTTCCGCACACCCAAGGCTTACCTGGCTCCATCGGTTCTGTGCCTCGCATTACCCTGATGTCCCCATCTCCAATGGAGTACTTTTCACAAACATCTATGCGCCCATTCCCGTGGGTTATAGAAATAGATGCTGGCACCCAGTCATGCACGGTCATCCGGTAGGTTTCTTGTGCTACATGGTGAAAGGCGTATTTCTGTGGCAAAAACGGCAACTTGAAGTGAATCACCTCAATGTCTGGCCGAATCTTTCTTGTGAGATCCAGCAACACAGTGCTGTCTTTTCCGCCGCTCCAAAGAACAGCAGGTCGTTTTGCATGCCTGAGTGCGAGTAGTATAGTTTGTTCAGCAGTCATTAGAGAATCAATGCGCCTCCAACCATGCCGCCTGCGCCAAGCAGCCCGCCGCCAATCGAGCCAAACATGCTGCTCTTGCCAGCAGACTCGGCAGCATTAGCCTGAGCCTGTGCTCCTGCAAGGTTCATCTGTGAGTTATAAGCCCCATAGATACTCCCCATGCCAGTCTGTGATTCTGGGTTAAAGTACTGAGGGCCAGCGGCCTGACCCATGTTCGCTCCCATCTGCTGGGCAAAATTGCTTTGCCCCTGCAAGATTGGCTGCTTGTAAAACGCCTGTAGCACGGGAGCCTGCGCCTGCTGAAGCTGTCCAAGTGCGCCTGCGCCAAGCTGAGCCTGGCCGGCTTGAATAGCAGTGCCAGCTTGAAGGCGTTGTTGCTCAGCCTGATTGCGGGCAAGTGCCTGATTGAATGCTTGCTGTTGTGTGGCGGCACCAAGTTCTTCGCGGCCCATTGCCTGCCCGAATGCTTGAGCTTGTACCCCCTGAAGGTAGCCTTCTTGATTTGCCAGCTGTTCGTAGCCTGCTCCCTA